TCGGATTTCACGATGGACCTGGGTATCGGGGTCAAGACCCTCGCGTTTGGCGACAACGACCTCCGCGTCACCATCCGGCAGATGCACGATGTAGGTCAGCGTGCTGCCGTCGTCCGACTTCAATTCGTACTGGATGTCCATGAATTCATTCACGATTCACCGTTAGTTTGCCGAAACGCCCGTGACCACCAGGCCGTCGAATGCCGTCCCCGTCGCACGGATGCCCAGGTACTTGCCCGTCGGGATCGTCGCCGTGCATAGCGCCTTCAAGGCATTGGGGTTTTCGCGGTTGCCGCCGCCGTTGGCAGCCGCGTTGATGACCAGCACGGGCGTCCACGCCGTATTGCCCGCGTTGTCGTCGGAGTAGCCGAGCGTCAGGACGCCGGACCCGGCGTTCTGCGCGGTGATGAACCAGGAGACGAAGCGGCCGACCTTGCCGGTGCCGACCTGCCCGAGGAACTGATAACCGCCGGCGTACACAGACACTTTGGCGGGCGCCAACTCGGCATCGGAAATCCTGGCGTTGACGACCAGCGCGTCCAGGTCCGCTTTCGCGGCGGCGAGATTGGCCGCGTCGGTGGCACCAAGGCCGGCGATAATCGATCCATTGAGTTGAACGAGCAGCGCCCCGGTCGCATCGTCAATCATCACGCTGGCGGATTGAATCCATTTTCGGGTCATGTCACGCTCCGGTAATCGCCTTCCACGCCGCCCCGACCGCCAGGGTCACAGCCGCGCCAGCGGCCAGCCACAACAACCGGCTTCGCCGGGACTCGCTGTTCTCCAGCCGGTCCAGCCGAAGCTGAATGCCCGGCTTGCCGTTGCCGCGAATCGCCTCGTCCAGCCTGTCCAGCTTCTGGCAAATCGAGGCGAACTCGCCCTTGCATACCTGCTCGTATTGCTCGCTGTTCGGACACATCTACCGCACCTGTTTCGTGTGAATCCGCATCGCCTTGCGGTACGGATCGGACCACTTCCAGCACTCCATCCCGGTGGGCACCAGGACCTCGAAGACGCACAGCACGCCGCCCAGCGTGATCTCGATCCGGTCGCCGCGCTGGGGCTCGACGGCCGCGCCGCCCAGCACCAGGTCCGACGCTTTCACGATGAAGTCCCGGCTGGTGAACTGTTCCACCACGCCGGCGACTTCCTCGAACTCGACGTTCGTGACGCCAAGCGTCGCGTCCAGCACCACCGCCATGGCGCCGCGGCCGTAGACGATGCTTTGCGACGCGAACTGCATTCGCTGATCGCACAGCCAGGAAGCGCCTTGTTCCAAAAGGTCAACCATTGCCTCACCTTGTCGATTACACGGTGCTCAGGGCCGCGCCGTCGTTCATGTCCACGGCCCAAAGGATGTTCGCGCCGCTGGTCTTGGCGATCATCTTCACCGCCTGGCCCGCCGCGCTGAACGTGATCGTGTTGTTGCCAGCGGCGTTGACCGTGCTGGCGACCGTCACGACGCAGTTGCCCACCTTCGTCTTGAAGGACAGCAACATCGACTGGCCCTTGAACGTCGGGGCGGCAATCGTTCGCGTCTCGGCTCCCGCCGTCACCAGGTCCACATAGCCGCTGGACGTGACGGGGATCGCACCCGCCGCGCCGGGGTCCGCGATGCCGCTCGTGATCGGGGAAACCGACGTGGACACCAGGCCGTTCAAGACGACGCGGACGGTGCTGTCGCCGTCGGCAGCGGCCTGGACGACCTTGCCCAACTGCTTGTAGGTGCTGGAGGCGGCCTGGGCGTTGCTGGTGTCGCTGTTCCAATAGACCGTGGTGCCGACGGGAATGGCGCTGCCGCCCGTGGTGACTTTGGGGAAGTCGTACACGCCGGTCAGGTGCAGCGCGCCCAGGCGGCCGGCCGCAATGTCCAGCTTGGCGACGGCAATCAGGTCGCCGATCACGATCACCTGGCCCGCCGAGACGGCGCTGACCGGGGTGTAATCAATCGTATCGAAGTCCGCGATGTACCTTGCAAAGTTCGTGCTCATGTTCGTTTTCTCCTATCCCTTGCGGGAAGTTTGTTTTGTGTCCTGTCCTCTTTCCGTTACGCGCCCGCGATCTTCTGCGCCGCGCGGGGTTCGCCCATCGCAACGCCAAAGTCCAGCCAGGATCGGAAAGAAATCCCGAGCGTGTCGAAATCCGCCTCGGCCCGCTCGACGGTCGGCATTTCCTGGCCGTTAAGGAACGCGGCCTCGATGGTGTGCAAAATCACCGGATCGGCCAGCAGATACCAAGCGGTGCTGCTGTTGCCGGTCATCGCGGCGTTATTCAAGTACGCGCTGGAAACCACGTCGAACTTGCCCTGGAAGATGTTCTGCTGCGGAGTGCCCTTGGCGCTGCCGGTGGTGCTGACCAGGGCGGGCATGAGCCAGGTGCTCTGGACCAACTGAAGCGCGGTCGTCTCCAGGTTGGTCGGCACCAGCAGGTAGCGGGGCCGGATGCCCAGCGGCCTGCCATTTGGCTTGGTCTGGGCCAGGAATGCGGCATAAGCCGCGCTCAGGGCGTCAAAGTTCAGCGCCGTCGCCGCGCCGGTGGACAGGTTCTTGTTGTCCGTCGAGAAGAACGGCGTCGTCCCGTCCGACATGAGGTTGGCCAGCCAGATCGTCCACAGGAGGTCGTTGATGGCCTCGCCCGCCCCGATGCTGAAGCGCCGGGGCAGGTCCGCGAAGGCGGACTGGTCGTCGTTGATGATCGCCTGACGGCCCAGGGTGAACATCAGCGCCTTCGTGTCCGCCTGGATCGTGTACTTCTGCTCGCCGACGGACCCGTGCTTGATCTCGCCGTCCGGGCCCAGCGGGAGGAACTTGAAGTCCTCGGTCAGGCGCATGCGGATATGCGGCTTGAAATCGTTGACCGGCCCGCGCCGGGTGATCGTCTGATAGCTCGTTTCGACGTACTGGTATCCTTCCAGCAAGAGCTTGTTCATCAAGTTCGACAGGATCGTCGGCAGGCTCATCGTCGAAAACGCCGCGATAATCCACTCGTTGCTGCCCTCGTTGACCGGCAGCGGACGGCCTTCCATCTGCGCGGCCAGACGGATCACCGCCTTGGGTCCCAGGCCGTGGCGGGAGAGCCGCATCGCCGCCTCGACCACCTGCTCGCCGTAGTTCTTGTCCTTCACCAGGGCGTCGGGTTTGAAGCCGCCGCCGATGATGCCCGCCGCCTCGATCACCCGCTGGGTCAAGGGGACGCCGCCCGCGTGGATCGCCGTGGCGGTGCCGCTGGGCTTGTGGCCCGCGCGGAGGACTGCCAGCTCGGTGGCATCCACCGTCCAGCCCTCTTCGACCGCCTTGGCGAGGATTTCCGGCTGGCCGGCGGCCAATTTGCGCACCGCCTCGATGCGGCGAAGCTCGGCGCCCGTGTCCAGGCGCATCTTCTGCACCGGGTCGGGCGGGTGCTGGGCATTCTGGGCCTCCAGCGTGTTTTGGGCCTGGGCCGCGTCATACTTGGCCTGAAAACTGGTCCGCTGAGGCTCGGTGAGCGTGGCGGCATCCAGGCCGAATTCTGCGTTGATCCACTTCTCAAGATCGGTCATGGTGATTTCTCCTGCGGCCTGAGCCGCGATTTTTGCTGAGGTGGTGGTGTCCGCGCCCAGCGGAACAATGGCGACGTGGCCCAATACGGTGGAACGGGCGACGTACACCGGACCTTTGACTTCCGTGCCGTTGACGACGGCGGATTTACCCTCGGCGATGAACTCGGCGGTATCGACCGCCGCCCCGATGGAACATTGCCACGCGAAACCGTTTTTCGCGTGCAACATCACCTGCTTGCAGGCGTCGGAGGCGTCCGAGCCCATGCCGGTGATCTCGCCCTCGCAGGCGATCTTGCCCTGGACGATGGTGGTGCCGCCCGTCTGCCCCAACAGGTTGGCTACCGTCTCTTCGTGCGTCGCGTAGACGGGCACAGAACCGTTCGGGGTGGCGCAGCGGACCCCCTGGCCATCGACGACAACGGGATACTTCCAGCCGGCGACCGTCATGGGTCCGCCGTTGTACGCGGACAGGGCGAATTTCGGGTTCGGGGGCTTCTGGCCGTCCTGTGCCGGGGCCTGCGCCTGGACGGTGAACGTGCCTTGAAGTTTCAACGGCCCGCTGGTTTTGATGCTTTCGGGCATGGTCAGATGTCCTCGCTATCTTCCGCGCTGGGGCGGTCGTCATCGTTATGCGCGGGGGTTGTGACTTCCTCGGTGTCGGTTTCGTCGGGCTGGGCGGCGGGAACGCCGGTGCCAAAGAGTTTTTCGACGAGCTTCTGGCGGTATTCGTCCACCGTCAGGCCCAGCGCTGCCGCCTGGCTCTCAAACGCCTTGACGTGATCCTTGCCGACCTTTGCGAACTCGTCCGCGTAGGTGGTGGTCCCGCTGGCGAGACGTGTCTGCTGGGCAAGGGCTTCCTTCGCGGGATCAACATGCTCGTGACCGTCCCAATGCCAGGTGTGCGGCAGCATCTTCATGGTGCGGACCTGGATCGGCAGCAACCCGCTAATCAGAATCGCCTCGGAGAGCCAGACGTTGAAAATCCTGTCCAGGACGACGGCCTCGCATTGGGCCTGCTCGATGCGGATTTGCTTGAAGTAACTCTGGTGATCCAACCGCCCCGAAGCGTAGTTGTATCCGCTGGAATCGCCGGCTGCCACGTTGAACGGCATATTAAGCGACCGCGCAATTTCCGTGATGATTTCGCGCTTGAATTCCCGGTAGGTAGTGGCCGGATGCTCCGGCTTGATCTGCCCCGCGTGCCAGCCCTCCGGCAGCGTGGTCATCATCCTCCGCTCCAGCGCCAGCACGTCCATCGGCTCGACCGAGTCGGGTTCGACGTTGGCGTTGGCATTGGTCTCCATGACAATCGCGTGATCGGCGGCGGTCTCGGCCGCGTCCAGGGTGGCCAGGGTGTATCTTCGCAATTGTGCAAAAAGCGGCAGCGCGGGCAGAATCTCCGGGAGGCCGCGATGCTGGCCGGGCCGGTCAACGCGGAACCAGTGGACCACATTCGCCGCGTCCCACTTGTCGTATTCCCACGGCAGGCCGATGTAACCGGAGGCATAGGCCCAATAGCCCGGATGGACCCGCAGGACGTAGTATTCGACGGGGTTGCCGTAATCGTCGTACCGGATGCCGTCAACAGAGGGGACCAACAGCAGGTTGATGTCCACGAACCGCACACAGTCCGCTTCCTTGAGCATCACATCCAGCTTGACCGGGTTCGGAAGATTCTCGTTGGTAATCAGGCAACCGAAGGCTTCCCCGTCCTGCTTCTTGGCCTTGACCATCGTGCGGAGTTTGTCCGCCATGCCGGTGGCGCGGAACCACGCCTCGAACGCGGCCTCGACCTGATCGTTCAACTTCTCGTCGGCGGTGAGCACCTGGAGGCGCGGGCCGGTGCCGATGATGTCGTTGGCAACCGTCTCGATCATGCCCCGCGCGTAGCTGTTGTTGTTGACCTCGTATCGGGAGCGGTTGCGGAGGATGTACCGGATGTTCGGGTTCGCGGCGGCGTCGGCGGCGAGACCATCGGCCATCGCCCAATGCTTGCGATTGTCGTCGGTGGTCAGCGCGGTGTCGAACCGCGCACGCATCTGGCCGCGGCGCGTATGCTGCACGTTCGACAGGAGCGCCGGGTACATCGGGCCGGAGGCCACCTCCATCGCGTCCTCAAGCTCCGTCTCGCCCCGGCGCAGGCGGTCCCGCTCGGGATTGGAAAGATAAGCCTTCGGCCGGCGCGGGCGCTCATATGCCTTGGGACGCAAGGGCCGCTGGTATTGGGGCCGGTCCAACCCCAGGAACCGCCGCAGGCCAGCGAGGAATTTGCCAGGCGCCTTTGCCATCAATACACACTCCCCGGCGCGGCCAGCTTTGTGCTGCGTACGCCCCTGTGCCGTTTGGCAACGCCCTGATTCGCCGCCAGGTGGCGGTCGGCCTCGATCTGCTTGATGGGGTCTTGGGCGACGGCGCGATTGCCGTCAATTTCGACCAGCGACGGGCCTTGTGCCGTCTGCTTGATCGTCTCGCTCAAATCGCCTTCCGCCATCGCTCGCTCCCAATCACCCAAAAGAAATAGGCCCGCCGAGTCGTTGCGCAACTCAACGGGCCTAGTTCTTCGTCTCCGAAGAATCCGGTATGCCTACCGTTTCTTTGGGTGTTATTCAGTTTTTTGCGGCGGGCTTCTCTGGAAAACTCTCTTGCCCGCTAACTCTAATTTACGGCCGAATTACGTTCGATCAACTATCAATCATCCGCGACAAGCGGAATGTGGCGTATACGCCATGTGGAGTCCGCGACACCCGC